GGCTTCAACGAAGGATACGAAGAGAGATATCAAGCCGCGACAAAGGCAGGAATTGGCGCCGCTCCGCCGTCGCCAATTACCGGGGCTGCTGTGCCAGCGCCATCGCCCGTAACCGGCACCGCGCCGCCGGCACCATCGCCCATTACCGGAAGTCGCGTCCCCGAGCGCCTTCGGAACCTCCCTGGCTCGGAGGATATGAATCCTGGCGATACGAGCGCGAACGATTCGTCACACCATGTCCAAGTTGAGTTCGTGAACGCGCCCAAGGGAATGCGGACCAATCTTGCCACCCAGGCCGGCGACGCATCGTTCAGCCTACGAACGAGGTACGCGATGGATTCGGTGTGGTAAATGCCAACGTTTCCGGCCATACCGCAAAGCATTTACGAAGCGACGCTGATCCCGGCGAGCTACCGCAGCGTGCCGTTTGCGGTACTCGATATCGCAATCGCGACCGGGCGGCGGATTGCGATGCACGAGTACCCGTTCCGAGATATCCCTTGGGCCGAGGATCTAGGCAAGCGAGCTCGGCGGATCTCGTTCTCCGCTTTCGTGATTGGCGATGATGCTGATTTCCAAGCGGCCAACCTGCTCTATGCGTGCGAAACTCAGGGGCCCGGCATGCTGGTGCATCCGGCCTATGGCGCAGCTATGTGGCAGATTGAGGGATGCGAAACGGTCGAGCGGTGGGATAAGGGCCGTTACGTGGAGTTCAAGCTGAGTTTCACTGAGCCCGGTCAGGTGCTTTATCCGACCAATGGCGCCGATACGCAGGGAGATGTCTCCAAGGTGGCCGACGATTCCAACCTTGCGGCGCAAACCGATTTTGCTAATCGGCTGACGGCGGCGGGGGCGGCGGGGCTATGACCGCCCCATCGCCAGCCGCATCGACGCTCGAGCAGACGATCGGAGCGGCAACCGCTCAATTCGGCCTACTCGTCCAAGCCGCCGCCAACGATGCGACGGCGATATTCCGCGTCATCTATGGGTTGAGCGATGGCAACGACTACGGACGTTACTTCGCGGCCGAAGATCCGCTGGTGCCATACATACCGGCAACGAGCGTGCCGACTATGCAGATGCAGGGGGCGACGCTGCGGGCCTCCGTGGCCGCCGCTATTCTCCAGGCGCAGTCCGATGCGGCAGGTGACCTGGACACCTATCCAACGGACATTCTGGCCGTCACCGAGGCGCTACGCTCGGCATGCGCCAATCCGGCCGATGCGATCCGGTTGCTTTCGGCTTTGGTATCGTTCAGCGTCACCACTCCGTTCGATGGGCCCTCGCCGGTTTCAAATCAGGCTGCGGCGATTGCCCAGACGATCTATTTCGCGGTCGGCGTCGGCCATGCTGGGCAGCCGCTTGTCTCGTGGCCGACGTGGTTTGGAGATCCGTTCGTGTTGCTATTCGCTCAGCTCACGTCTGCCGCGGCGGTGCTGATGCGTCGCGCGGCGGCGATCAGTCTGGCGCGAGCGTCGGCAACCTATGTGCCTACCTCGTATCAAGACGCCCAGCGCGTACTGGGGATCGTCGACGGCGCATTATGGACGGTAATCGAAGAGGCCGGCGATATATTCGATGACATCTCTTACAATGCCCTCAGAGCGTTGCGCGCGGCTGTGCAGACTGATTTGGGGGCGAGGGGCAATAACCTGGCGCAGATCGTTACGCGGACGTTTGGCGCCCAACAGCCGGCGCTTGTGTTGGCATATCGGCTTTATCAGGATGCCTCGCGAGCGGACGATCTGATCGCGCGCAACGATCCGCCGCATCCGGGGTTTATGCCGGTTAGCGTCGAAGCATTGGCGGCGTGAAGGCAATTGATGGCCGCGCTCTACCTTTGCTGAGCTACAGTAGTGCGCATCTTATCCGCGGTTGATGCGTCTTGCTGACTGGATTCGAACCAGCGACCTCGGCCTAAACAGACTATGACAGACATTCGCCTCATCTACAACAACCAAGCCGGAACGCCTGGCTACGGATCGGCCGATATCCGCCTCGTCGGGCCCGACTTTGATGCGTCAGAGGATCTAGCCACCGCGGTTACCGTCAGCCTCTTTACCGATCGCCTAGCAGACGAGGCTGATAAACTGCCACAACACGAAACCGATCGACGGGGCTGGTGGGGCGATACCTATGCCGAAAATGCCGGCGATCTCATCGGGTCTCGCCTGTGGCTATTATTTCGTTCCACTACCAACGATCGCACACCGCTAATCGCTCAAGGATACATTCTAGAGTCGCTGCAGTGGCTCATTCAAGATGGTGTCGCTAGCTCAGTGGATGCGAAGTGCTTTTTCCTTCCTGGCGCTACTGGGGCAGTAACGCAACGGCGGCTTGGCGCGATCGTTACTATTTATCGCTTAGGGCTCGCGCCGCTGCAAATGGAATTCTCGTGGGTATGGGGTCAGCTGGGGATATCGACCTGAAATTAGCGGGAGACGGAATTTAACCGTCGCATTCCTATCAGCGTCTGGGCGTTGCCGAGCATTGCCATGGATTAGCTCGATGCAAGAGGTCAGGCTTTAATAGGCGTGTTACCACTACCACCATCCCGCAATCGCGGTTTAAATCATAAAAATATAGGAATGTCAAGTGCCATATGCCCGATCCACCCTAACACAGCTGATCCAACAAACCGCGGCATTGCTCCAATCAAGCCTGCCCGGCGCAGACCCATTACTGCGGCGAGCCGTTCTTACCGTTCTCTCGCGCGTTCTCGCTGGCCAACATCATGAGCAGTATGCCTATATGGACTGGATAGCACGTCAAGCGGTACCGTTTACAGCGACGGCAGAGAATTTGGCCGGCTGGGCTGCGCTGCGGAACCTGCAGCCAAATCCGCCGACCTTTGGATCGTTCACAGTGCAGTCAACGGGAAACAATCCAAACACATTGGTTCTGCCAGGGGCGACCTTGCTGCGCAGCGATGGAGTATCATATTCGGCGCCCGCTGGCGGAACTGTGGATGTCAACGGCAATATTACTCTGATGATTTCCGCCGCCCTGTCCGGCAGCGCCAGCAACCTGACGATTGGCGGCACTGTTACGCTAAGAGCCCCAGCGAGCGGCGTCAATGGTATATTTACCGTGATGACCGTTATTGCAAACGGCACTGACCTCGAAACCGATGACTCGCTCCGCTCTCGCATGCTTGAGGCGTTCGCCAATCCACTGCAGGGCGGCGATCTTGCCGATTACGTCACGTGGACGCTCGCAATTCCAGCTGTAACCCGTGCGTGGGTTGCCGATAGTTTAGCCGGCACCGGGACAGTCACCGTCTATTTTATGATGGACAACATTCGGTCTTACCAATTCGGAATTCCCGCTGGCGCCAATGGCGCGAGCTCGAATGAGATTCGGGGTCTGCCGGCCTCAGGTGATCAGCTGATCGTAGCAAACACGCTTTACACGAAACGCGCCGCAACTGCGCTTGTATATGCATGCGCGCCGGTGGGTTCGCCTCTTCAAATCACATTGCAGGAGGTTCCTAACGATCCGACCATCAGGGGCAATATTAGTGCGGCTATTGCTGGACTTTGCATTCGACTTGCCTCGCCCGGCGGCGCCTGGCTTATACCACAACAAACGCATGGCGGCATTCTACGGCTATCTGACATTGCTGATGCTATCGCGGCAGTGCCAAACCTAGATCATTTTCTGATCGTTTCGCCGACGTCCGACGTGATCTCGTCTACTGGATTGATTCCGATTCCTGGGGCAATAACCTACATTTAACGCATGCCGATTGCATCGTTATGGCCGCTACCGCCGCCATCCGTTCCGTCGCCGGCATCGCTTGCTCGGATCGGGACCGGAGCGCGCGGCGAGGCGGATTATCTGGCGGCATTGCAGGCGCTTTTACCCCAGGGCCGCGCATGGTCACGCGATCCGTCGGCAACAATCACGGGCCTTCTTGATGGCATTGCCAAGAGCTATACAAAGGCAGACGCGCGACAAACGAATCTGTTGCGCGATGCGTTCCCGGTTACGACGGTTGAACTATTGCCGGAATGGGAGGCTACCCTTGGTTTGCCTGACCCATGTCTCGGCCAACTGCCAACGCTACAGCAGCGGCAAAATCAGGTTGCGGCCCGTATCAC